CTTCTTAATGTTGAAGTGATATACCTCAAGACAATAAGCAGGAATCTTAGCAGCTACATTCTTACCAGCGGTCACAATCTGCCGACTGATATGTGTTACATTTTTCGTTGTATCACGATATTCAGCCTTAACGACGTGAGCGATTAGAATGATATTGACCTTATGGAACTTGTTGATATCCTTCGTCAATGCAATCAACTCATTTAATGCCGACGACTCAGCGTTGTAATCTTCAATTTCGTTGACTGCGATTCCTGCGACTAGTTTCCCTGCGGTTCCACCTGACTTTTTAGTTTGACCGTATTTCAATTTCATCGTTTGTCTGAGTGTCATGTCAGCCATCGATGTAATCGAATCGAATACTAGTGTCTTGTATGGACAGTTCAATTGAAATTGTTCTAACTTAGCTCTCGGTTTATTCCAATCTTCGTAATCTTCGTAACTGATAGTTGATGGATCTATTCCCCATTTCTTCATGGGAAGATAGATTCCTTCCATCTTTCTATCCCAACTGAACCAGAATTGTGGGCCTGGATATGATAATGCTTGAGTTGATTTTCTAGTTCCAGGCTCGCCCTTTAACATTACGTATAGTCCATTGAAATCGATATCATTCATTGATGGCATTACTTCTTATCCTTCCATTTACATACCATACAAATTCCATCTTTGGCGACAGTCCATTGTCCACAATTAGAACACTTGACCATAAGTTAATCCCCAGTCCTGATTCCGTTATCTTTAATGACTTGACGTTGTTTCTTTCGTCGGATTTGTTTTACTTCATGAACTAAATTACTCGTTTCAATGATACGTTCTTCCAATTGTTTGATGTATTGATTCAGTTGTTCGGTTGAATAATTCTTAATGATGGATAGTAATTCTTCTTTAATCATTCTTCATCACTCAGTTCTTCTATAATAGTATCCATCCAATGATCAGGATGTTGAATCATATGACGATGAGCATCAGAGAATACAAGCCATTCACAGTCTAGTAATTCAAATCCTGGTGTTCCCCTTTGATGTTTATTAGTACCCATACAATCATGGCATATGAATTTAATCTGTAGATTCATTTCTTTTTACCATAAAGTAATTTACCACATCGAAGACATGACCCATGATAAGGTTGATGCCCTCGAAAGAAACAGATGATTCGACTGATTAGATCTGGTGTATGTTCATTGTACATCACTCGCTCCGCTCGTGCCATCAAATAGTTAATCCTCATCACGATTGTGTGGATCCCATTTAGGTGATTTAGTGAATTCCGCTCTCAATACTTCCACACGCATTCCTCGGTCTGATTCACACACTGGCTTAAACATACATGAACCATACAAGTTATCACAATGCGTATAATCAGGAGGCCAATAACCAGATTCCATGAATTGAATCAGTCGATAAGCCTCATATGGAATTGTCTCATTCTGCCATTCGTCTAATCTGTCCTTACTATAACTCACCACTTCTCTTGTGAGTCTTTCAGAAATTTTCAGAGTAGTCTGCAACCCAATCTTGTTGACGATGACATTTCTAGATTTCAGTAGGACACAATGACCCATGAACTGATTACTTAGACTCGACTTATTCCGACGTTGTTTAAATGTCTTGTGATCTACTGATACGATTCCGATTTGATTTGTATCGATGATTAGATCGAATTTCGCTTTCCACAAAACACGAATCTCATCATCTTCGTAGATTACTTCACCCTTAACCGACTCGGCAGCTAATGGAATGAATGAATCATTCTTATACATCTCGAAGTATTGTTCACATGTTTCTAATGCGAACTTCCAGCCTACATTCCATCCCTCATTTAATTCGGGTGTGTTTTGTAGTCCAGGGTATTCCGCTGGTTCATGTTTACATTCTGGTGAGTCCGTGTCACCTGATGAACAGAATGGACAGCCCTGAATATAAAGATTCCCCGCAGTTAGTCCCTGACTAATTGATGTATTACGTGGAAACCCTTTAATCATATGATCGTAATACACTTCAAGAACCTTGTGAATCAATGAACCTACTTCGAGAGAGTTGGACTTTCCTTTCATTGAAACTAATTGATTATTGAACCGAATGTCATAGTATCTAGCACAACTCATCAATGTACTGAGCATCGTTGCATCTAATGCTATGTTCTTCTTAGGTTGTGGTATTATGTCCATCTTTTCTCATCATATCGATTAATTGTTTAGCCCGAGGAGTCAGATGTAATTCACATTCCTCAGTAGTTGCACATCGAAGTTGTCCATCTGACTTGAAGATACAGACTGTACCACATTTAATGCAAATAGTCATATCTCCCTCTGATGGAATCACTATTTCCATCGGACTATCCACACTAGTTACCATATCCAAGATTCTATGACAAGTTGGACACGTATGTTTTGGAACGAATGTACTTGCTATCATCTACTTTTCCCAATTCTCAGCCATCAGTTGAATCTTATCTTCAGGAATTCCATGAATACTTCCATGTAATGAACCCGACATGGTGATTTCAGTTACTCGATATCCATGTTTAGAAGCCATGTCAAGATATGGTTGAATTTCCCATCGTTTAACGAATGTATTAGATACCACGATGGTACTATAGTCATCCAACATACTTAATCTCACCATGTCTTGACACCATTCATGGGCATCTTTGATTTTCTCTCGATCGTATTCGTAGACTCCACCTCTCATGAAGTATTGATCGGCTTCAAAGTGAAGTCCATCTAATGTTTTAGCGAATGTCGTCTTACCACTTCCGGGGAGTCCGCGTACGATGATTAGTTGTTTCATTTGTTTATCCTTAGGACTAATGGAGTCCCTCGAAGTTGTCATCCTTCAATTGACTTAAGAGTTCAACGAATAACTTCCGAATCACTCGGAGTAATTCCATTGAATTATCTTCAAGTTTATCGACTCCAATCGCTATTTCTCCACCATGTTCTAAGTAATTATTGAGATGTTTCCTAACTACTTCAACATCTTCTTTATTGATTGGAACAGTGACAAGATAATGACTCATTTCGATGAATGTCCTCTTTCAAGTATACGGACACGCGCCGAGGTATGAAGTCTGCGTGTCACCTTCTTATTCTTACCAGTCTTGTGTTTGTAGTTACCTGAATTCAATCGATTAGTTGGAGATTTAGGTCTGAGGGTATATTCTCCTGTAGCGAAGTCCTGATGCCGATCGAATGATATGATTTCACGTTGAACTGACTCTGGTGTAGCGAATCGAACCGCTACATCTCCTTTAATGACATACGATGAACTTAATCCAATGATGACTCCATCTGCGTGCAACTCGCGCTTCGTCGCTCGTGCCAATGCACAGTTCGATGGATTCATTTTAGTTGCATCTTTGCAGTCTTTTCGATTGACTGATACCTCAATCGTTACATCCGAGTCAACGACTGATTGAACCTGGGGAAATAATTTACGAATGGAACGTGGTAATGATGTTTTAGTGTTTGACATTTTGTTCTCCCTCAATTTCAATTATCCGAGTTTCCAATTTAACTACACAATTCTTCAGTTCCATTACTTGATCGATTAGATTGGTGACTAGTTCCAACAACTTGTAGTCGTTCTTTAGTCCTTCCTCTGATGATTCGACAATCATTCCAATTAACCTATCGTATAGTGTTTTAGGCATTAGACTAATCCATTCTCTTTGCAGTGGTCACAGTCGGCAGATTCGAGTACGGCGTGACGAATGTATCTATTTTGTCCCAATAGTCTCATTAGTATGTTGTATGTTGTATAAGGTAATTCATTACCGAGAGTCATCATCAAATCCGTCTCAGCATTTTCCTGAAGTTCACATTGTTTCGTGAGATATTCTTTCATCTTATCATTCATTTGATTTACTCCAATTTAGGCGCACAGCACTGATGGATACTAAAGAACTACGAGGGAATTAAATCCCTCGATAGTCCATCCTATTTAATTAAAGTACCGACAGGAACATCCCACAATCGGTCCATGTACATTGAATTCATACACGCACTCCCCTGTGGAAGTCCGCGTCGATATCGACCGACAGACCACCTGGCCCATATTCTATCAGCTTCGGTCATACTCTCTACAATGACCTCGGCCTTCAATACACCAGATACCGCCATTTGGAGCCGTACCGGCTGCTTAGTTTGAACTAGTTTCAACATTAGAATACCATGTCCTGACAAGATTGACATAGACCACTGATACGATATTCACGCTCACTTAATTCGTCACGGAATCCGGTGATTGGTTGACCGCATCCGATGGGAGGATTCACACATTTGTTTCCTTCGATGGCAGTAGTACGACCTGATATCGCTTCAAGGAATCTTGTGATGTGTGGTGACTTTTTAGTTGGTTCCATTTCTGTCTCCTAATTGGTGTTAGTAATTACTCGTTCGGGGACTATAATCCATTGAACTGTAGCCCCCTGACCAGGAATTACTTGGTCGTTAGAATCTTCTTATTCTTTTTCGCGTTATGGGCATTCACGATGGTCTCAGCTAATTCCTTCATTAGTGAGTCCTCATTCCATTGTGGCATCTCACCTTTATTCATGCCATCATGGAACTGATATCGCTTCCTTTCAACGATGCCGTCTAGTGTGGAATCTATAGCCGTGAGTCCTTCCATGTGCGCGTATATCGCTGACACTGAAGTACTCACACTTCCTATACGAATGAATCTACTCTCTGCCTGTTCTTCTCTACCAGGATTCCACATTCTTTCGTGTAACACGCAATCACAACACGTCTGGAGATTTAATCCCTCTCCTGCAGCGATTGTTGATGCCACAAGAATCGCCTGTTTGGATTCGTTGAATATCGTTTGGGTAGTGTGAACCTGACTTGAATCCATCCCTGATACGAATTTCAAGACTGGAATATTATTTCCATGAACTGACTTGAAGTAATCGAACAACATGTCCTGAACATCTTTATGGTGGGCAAACACCACAATCTTACGGTCAGTGTCTTCGATGAATTCGTTGACATATTCCTGGGTTGCATCAATCTTAGCTAGTGCGACTAGATGCCGCATTTTAGCCATTGCTGCAATAATAGCCATGCCACCTAAATTACCTGACTGTTCTTCAAACCATTTAACGAAATCATCAACTGCCACGTCATAGGATTCCTGTTTCTCAGGGTCCATCTTGACGTATAGTTTGGTTCGATTGATTAGAGGTAATTCGGGCATTACTTCCGCTCGTTCACGTCGGATGCAAATGTCCTTCGTGTATTCACGAAATAATTTGATGTTCTTAATTCCGCCCTCTTTTCTGAATGCGCCCTGCCAGAAATAACTGACCCATTTAGTCTTGAATCCCTCTTCCGAATTGAACTTCATTGGATCGAGCATATTCAAGACTGGAAATAATTCACTACCTCTATTATTCCATGGCGTTCCGCTGAGTGCGATTACTTTCTTTCCTTTGACTACGCGCCGAACCATCTGAGTCCGTGCCGAGTCAACATTTTTAATCTGTTGACACTCATCTAATACGACCGACTTGATATCCAAATCATCGAACTTCTTGATATCGAACCCTGAATTGATTACTCTCCCCGACTTCAGAGTCTTGGACTTCGGAACCATCATGTCATAACTAATGATGTAATTC